ATTAAAACAATATTATGTGTTAAGTAACCAATCAGACCAACCAACAGGCATTTCAGCTATATTTAATTCATTAGCTGATAAAAGAAATGTTGATGCTATTGATGTAGAAGATAAAAATATACTAAATAAATGGTTTTATGAATACGGAAGATCTTTTTTAAATTATGGTGGCTTAAAAATAGATGAAAGAATATTTTTAAAATATATTGGTACTCTTTTACATCAAAAGGGTTCTTTTGATGGTATTCGTAGTTTTTTTAAAATATTATACAATGAAAACCCAACTATTTACATTCCTTGGGATGATGTTCTTATTATAGATGATGGAACATGGGATGGGTCGAATTATTCAAGAATTTCATTAAATGGCGCACAAAGTGAACTTAAGGGGTTTGTAATTTCTAAAGGAAATTTTACTACACATAATAGCCTTTTAGATGATATGATTTTTCTTCAAGATGATTTTTATTATCAACAATTTTCTTATGATATAAAATCAAATCATCAAAGTATAAATTGGAAAGTTGGTTTTGAAGAATTAATGCATCCGGCTGGATATATTCTTTTTACAACTCTATTGTTGATAATAGAAGCTTCTAATGCTAAAATGCCATTAGAACAATTTGGTAAAGTACATAATTTAATTAGTGTTTTAAATATATTTTTAAACATAACAGATTTAGAAATGAAACCCCAAAATATATGGGTTGGTTTAAATATAGGAATAGATATTTCAACAAACAAAATTATTGGTAAATCATTAACAACAAGATTCTTTTTTAATGATTCTGTAACAATTTCTGAATATGGAAATGTACCTATAGCACAATTAGTTCTAGGAAATTATAATGCTAATTCTGTTATCAATCAAGAAACAATTTAAAATTTATGTATAAATAATAATAAATATTTCCCATAAATATCATCACATTTATAATAAACTTTATATTAGAGAAAAACTATTATGTCTGCTATTGTTACAAAAGATCAACGAATTGACAATGCTAATGCTTTTATGTCTGCATTTTCTGATTCACCAATTGAAAATCATTTATATCTATTTTTAGCTAAAACTGATTATTGGTCAGATGATTTAACGGCAACTGCTGACGACACAGTTGAAACACCAATTGATGGTGAAACACATAAATCTGCAATTTATAATGAAATGATTGCGATGAAAAAAGTCAATCCAGAAAATTTAATAAATGTTGCACCAACAATTAAATGGGAATATGGAGCAGAATATACTGCATGGGATGATTCTTTTTCTGAATTAATTGAAGAAAATGGTATTATATCATATAATACAATTTTTGATAAGAATTTTTATGTAATTACATCAACATATAATCTTTATAAATGTTTAGTATCTGGTTCATCTATTTCAACTATACAACCTTCTCATACTGGAATCGAACCATTACAATATTCTGATGGGTATGTTTGGCATTATATATATACTCTTCCACCAGCAAATGTACTAACCTTTTTTAATGATTCTTTTTTTCCGGTCGAATCTAAAACATCACAAAACGCAAACCAATCTAATATTGAAGGTGGAATATTTAAGATAATTGTTACAGATGGCGGAACTGGATACACTACTCCACCTTCTGTAACCATTGAAGGAGATGGAACCGGAGCATCAGCTACAGCATTAATTTCTAATGGTGCAGTATCAAGTGTTACAATAGATTTAACAGATAGTATTGTTGAATCAGGTAAATATGGTTTAAAACATGGAACAAATTACAATTATGCAAAAATAAACTTTTCTGGTGGTGGTGGTTCTGGTGCAAAAGCAAGAGCCGTATTGTCACCAAGAAATGGACATGGATCTGACCCAATTTATGAATTTGGCGCTTATAATGTGGAAATTGCAGTGAATATTGATGATGATGAAGGTGGTGATTTTATTGTTACAAATGATTATCGAAAATTGGGGCTTATTAAAAATCCTTACAATTCTGGATCTCCTTCTGATGTGTCTACTAGTACAACATTAAATTGTTTAAAATCAATTGAAGTGAATACAGGTACATTTAACGCAAATGATATTATTCAAGATACTACAACATTAGCATATGCTTATGTTGATTATGTTGATTCTGATAATAAATTAATTTATTATCATCAAAATGAAAAAACAGGGTATAAAAATTTTGGAATTGGAAATACAATAATATGTTCTGAAACATCAGAATCAGGTGTGATTGTATCATTTAATGATTCTGAATATGAACCATTTACTGGAAATATCTTGCTGATTGAAAACCGCGATCCAATACAAAGAAGTGCGACAACTAGAGAAGAAATTAGAATGGTCCTACAATTTTAAATGATTGAGAGATAAAAAAAAATATGACAACATCAACATATACTACACCACAGCCACCATATTACGATGATTACGATTATAAAAAGAAATATTATCGTATTTTGTATAAACCTGCACATCCGGTGCAAGGTAGAGAATTAACTCAACAACAAACAGCAATACAAAACCAAATTGAAAAATTTGGTCGCCATGTTTTTGATGAAGGTTCTATAGTATACGGTGGTCAATTTGATATTGATACTAATTTCCCATATGTAATTTTATCATCACAAAATGCTGCTGATAATACAATTGATCCGACATTATTTGTAAACACTACTGTTATTGGACAAACATCTGGTGTAAAAGGTAGATTTATTCAAGTCCAAGAAGTTACTTATGAAAATAATAAATATTATGTAGGATTTGTTCGTTATTTAGCAGGATCAGATGATGCAACTTCGATTGCGGATAAATTTATTGCTGGTGAAATTTTAGAAGATGTTTCTAATGCCTTAAATACAATTCAAATTCAAACCGAACAATTTGGTGAAGTTCCTATTTTGGGATTTGGTTCTACTTTTACAATTGAAGAAGGTGTTGTATTTTCTAATGGTTTATTTCTCGATTTTGATAAACAATCAATCATTCTTAGTCCATTTTCATCTGAACCCACTTGTAGAATAGGATTTAACATTAATATTAATATTATTTGGTATGGAGAGGATGATTCATTATTAAGTAATGCCGCCGGAACACCAAATATTAATGCACCTGGAGCGGATAGACTTAAAATAGAACCAATTCTTACTAAAATAGATATTGATGCTACAGATTCTTTACCTGAATTTGTTGAATTATTTTCTATAAAAAACGGTGTTTTACAAACTAGATTTGATAGATCACAATATGCTATTATTGGAGATGAAATAGCAAAAAGAACATACGATGAATCTGGAGATTATTGTATTCGTGGAATGGGAATTCGTATTCGTGAGCATTTAGACACTGGAAATAATGAAGGATATCTTTTAGCTTCATATGGGGGAGATTTTAATAAATTAGACATTAGCATTGAACCTGGATTGGCTTATGTCAAAGGCTATGAAATCAGTACGTTAGTAACATCTCATGTTGAAACAGATAAAAGTTCTGATTATGAATATGTTAATTCTCAGATTTTATCAGCAAGATCATCAAATTATTTTGTTTTAAATGAAATTGTTGGTATACCATTTTTAGATATAGGTACAAAAGTAGATTTATATTCCGGTTCTATATCTCCAGACATTGGTGAAAAGCGTGTTACTAATTCAATTGAAAGTACATCAGCTCCATCTGGAACTAAATTGGGTACAGCTAAAGTAAAATCATTTATATATCATGACAATTCTTTAGGAACTCCAAATGGACAAGCAAGATTATATCTTTATGATATTCAAATGCAAGAAAATGATGGTGGATTGAAAGATGTAAGATCAATCCATTCATCAAGCCCTACTAATTTTTTTGCAGATGTTGTAATAAACACAACAACAGAAAATGCTGAACTACAACAAAAAGATTTATATCCATTATTATATCCAATTGGAACAAAATTTACTAGAACAATTAGAGGTGATAATGATCTTTCTGATACTTCATTTGCATTTCAACGAACAAATTCTAATTTAATTATGAATTCTAATGGTACACTAACTGTATCATTAAATACACCAAATGAAAAATATAATTATGGTTCAGGGTTATTGACACCATCTGAAAAAGAAACCATCTTTTTATGTGTTAATGAAAATGTTGCAATTGAACAAACCGGAACTATTTTTGGCACATCTGGAACTACTACTATTACTGGTTCTGGAACA